AGCATTAAGTTCATTTGTCTGGGATACTGATTTAATCAGTTTCCGTTTAACACTTGCTTTCGGTGAGCTTTGTTGGGCAATCATGCTGTTCTGGCCCGGAGAGTCCTTTTCTAGGCCAACATGTAGTCACATGATGAGTGTAGCAAATGAAGAAGTGTGGGGTATAATCTTTCTAGTGTCCTGTGTAACACAGCTTACCATCGTCTTACTGGGAGACATGCACTCAGTATTTGCCAGATACTTTGCTTGTTGGAATGCTTGTCTTTGGATATACACGGTATATTTGATGTTAGCTTCTGTGTATTCACCTCCTGCAGCTATCGGTGGAGAAATTGCTTTGGCACTCTCTGCTTGTTGGATTTGGGCACGTCCTTACATACTTGCTCAAGGATACTATCGTGCCTACAGAACAACAGCGTGATTCTCCTAAGTCGAAAACCTTCCGTATTCGACAGACTGATTTGTGCCCTCCTGAGGGTAAACCCTTCAATCCTGATCACTGCGTTACTGCACTAGATATACGCACAAGGCTTGTTGCTTTGGAACGTGATAATACTTTGATCAAGAATGCTTTCATTTTGAATGACATTAACTTGCCTGACTTTGATGGTCACAGGAATGACCATCGCTTGCGTAAAGAGTCTGCCAAGATAATGGAAAACTACAAAATTTCTGCTACCCACAAAGTTATTGCTGCCATTGTTGCAACATTTGTGTTGTTAGTCTCTACTGGAATTACAGCTAAAATTCAGGCCATTGTGCAAACTAAGGAAACTAAATGATCACAAACTTGAATGAACAACTTCGTCGTGATGAAGGGGAAGTTCTTCATGCTTATCAAGATCATCTTGGCTATTGGACGTTAGGTGTAGGCCGTTTGATTGATAAGCGTAAAGGTGGTGGTATTACTGCTGCAGAGTCTGCATATCTGTTAGATAATGATATTACTTCCAAGACTTATGAGTTGGTTGTTGCTTTACCTTGGGTGGATCAGCTAGACCCAGTACGTCGTGCTGTGTTACAGAATATGGCGTTTCAACTGGGTATTACAGGTTTGCTTAGTTTCAAGAATACCCTGAACTTTGTCAAAAATGGTAACTACGCACAAGCTGCCATGAATATGCAGATAAGCAAATGGCATAGTCAAACACCTGAGCGTTCTGACCGTTTGATTAAACAGATGATTACGGGGGAGTGGCAATAATGGAATTCTTGAAGACATTTGCTCCTATGGTAGGCAGTGCTTTAGGTGGTCCTTTTGGTGGCATCGCTGCAAGCTTTATTGCAGAGAAGCTAGGTCTTGAAGGTAAGACTGTTGATGTTGTAACCAAAGCACTGAGCGACAACAAGATGACTGCTGATCAAGTGGCAGCAATTCGTTTAGCTGAAATTGATTTCACTAAATTCTTGGCTCAGAATGAAATTACGTTGTCTCAGTTGGATACTCAAAATACTGCTGATGCTAGGGCAATGCAGATTGCAGTTAAGAGCCACACCCCAGATATTCTGGCTGTGGTTATTGTGGTTGGGTTTTTTGGCATCTTGATTACCATGATGCTGGGCCTGCTAATAGCCACTGATCAACAAGCATTGCTTATTCTTCTTGGTTCCTTGAGTGCTGGTTTTGGTGCCGTATTGAATTTTTTCTTTGGTTCCAGTCGAGGGTCACAAAACAAAGATGTACTATTAGCAAATAGTACCCCAACTAAATAATTACATTAGGTTCCAAAAATGACTGATGATTCTCTTAACCATGACGAACCAAAGCAAGTAATTGGCAATGTTCCGTTGGACCCTAACCAGTCTGCCAAAATTACTTCATGGCAGAAAGAACCTTCCGTTGCTCAACTTAAACATGACATGGAGCAAGCTGCTGGTGCACATTCTGCCCAGATGACAAAGATTAGTTTGTGGAATGATTTGATGGCCTGTAAAGGTAAATCGCGCCCTACTAAGATTAAAGGACGTTCTTCAGTGCAGCCTAAGCTTATTCGGCGTCAAGCTGAGTGGCGTTATTCTGCACTGACTGAACCCTTTCTTGGAACCAACAAACTCTACAAAGTCAGTCCTTTGACTTTTGAAGATGCTCGTTCTGCCAAACAGAATGAATTACTGTTGAACTATCAATTCCGAACCAAACTCAACAGGGTCAATTTTATTGATGACTTTGTTCGTGCTACGGTAGACGAAGGTACTTGTATCTTGCGTGTGGGCTGGAATCGTAAGACCGTTATGGTTAAAGAGACAGCCCCTGTGTATTCGTATTTCCCTGTACAGACACAGGAACAAATACAAGCTTTGCAGCAGGGTATGGAGATGAAACAGGCTGATCCCCGCACCTATGAGGAACAGGCTGATCCTGCATTGAAAGCGTCACTTGATTATTATGAAGAGACTGGTCAAACAGTCGTAGCTCAACAAACTGGTGAACAGCAAGTTGATGTTGAGAAGGTTGTATTCAATCATCCTACTGTGGAGGTGATGAACCCCGACAATGTAGTGATTGATCCTTCTTCTGGTGGTGATGTACTCAAAGCAAAGTTTATTGTTGTATCTTTTGAAACATGCAAAGCAGACCTTGAAGCTGAGAAAGATCGTTACACCAATCTGGATAAAGTGAACTGGGAAAATGCTGCTCCATTGTCAGACAGTGAGTTCGCAACCAAAACTCCTACAGACTTTCAATTCCAAGATGCACCACGTAAAAAGATTGTGGCGCGTGAGTATTGGGGTTTCTACGATATTCATGGCAAGGGGGAACTTACAAGTATTGTTGCTACTTGGATTGGTGATACGATGATTCGTATGGAAGAGAATCCATACCCGGACAAGAAACTACCGTTTGTTATCGCCAAGTATCTCCCTGTCAAACGTGAGTTGTATGGTGAGCCTGATGCTGAATTGCTTGAAGATAACCAAGCAATCTTGGGTGCTGTTACCCGTGGCATGATTGATTTGTTGGGCCGTTCAGCAAATGGTCAACAAGGTTTTGCCAAAGGTATGTTGGACCCATTGAATAAGCGTCGTTATGAGAATGGTCAGGACTACGAATTCAATCCAACAGTTACACCAGACGCAGGCTTGATTGAACATAAGTACCCTGAACTTCCTCAGTCAGCTTTGTTGATGTTGAACCTCCAGAACCAAGAAGCAGAAGCTTTGACAGGTGTTAAGTCTTTTGGCGGTGGTATTTCTGGTGAAGCTTATGGTGATGTAGCTGCTGGTATCCGTGGTGTACTGGACGCATCCTCCAAACGAGAAATGGCAATTCTTCGTCGTTTGGCTAAAGCTATTGCTGATGTTGGCTACAAGATCATTAAGATGAATGCGGTGTTCCTGTCAAACAAGGAAGTAATCCGCGTGACCAACACGGAGTTTGTGGAAGTCAAACGTGATGATTTGACGGGGGATTTTGACCTTGAAGTGGATATTTCCACGGCTGAAGTTGACGATGCCAAAGCAAAAGACTTGGCCTTCATGATTCAAACAATTGGTCCTAATGCTGGACAAGACATCACCTTCACGGTGATGGCTGAGATTGCTGAATTGAAGCGTATGCCTGCATTGGCAGAAAAACTTCGCAGGTATAAACCAGAACCAACACCTGAACAACAAGAGTTGCTAAAGCTTGAAGTGGAAGAGAAACGTGCTCTTGTGGCCAAGATCATGTCTGAAGTGGCACTGAATGAAGCTAAAGCTGAAGAAACTAAAGCGAAGAAAGACGCTCTTGACTTGGATTATGTGGAACAAGATACTGGCACTCATCATGCTCGTGATATGGAACGTATGAAAGCACAAGCAGAAGGTAACCAGAATCTTCAGATTACTAAAGCACTGACTGCAGCTAGAAAAGAAGGTGAACAGGCTCCTAATTTAGATGCAGCTATTGGCTTTAACCAACTTAGTGATAAACTTAATGATGCACCAAGACAGAGTAGTCCTTTCCTTGGTTCAAATTCCCTTTAACTCTTAATAGAAAGACCACTCAGCATGTCTGAAGTCACCGTACAACAACTGGAAGCTCAACGTGAATCCATGAAACAAGCTGTTGAAATGCGTCAAGCAGTACAACGCTTGACACAAAATACAGACTTTCGTAAAGTTATTGCCGAACAGTTTATGGAGAAAGAGTGTGCACGTTATGTACACGCATCTGCTGATCCTGCGTTGAGTGAGCGTAACCAGAAGGATGCTTTGTCTATTGCACAAGCTGCTGGACATTTGAAGCGTTATCTTTCTGTGCTTATTCAGATGGGTAATGCTGCTGAGAATGAGATGGAATCAATTGATAATGCTCTTGATGATGCTCGTGCAGATACTGCCATTACTACCATTACTGACGTACTGGAGTAATCAACATGGCTATTCTTGATGATGAAGCTTTTCTGAATGAGCCTCCACCGGAGGTTACGGAAACTATTACTCCAGTTGTTGAAGCTCCAGAACTTGTTGTAGAGACTCCTGCTTCTGTATCTCAGGAAGTAATAGAAACTCCCTCTGTGGAACCAGAAGCAGAAACTCCTGCTTCTGAGGAGACTGTTGAATTGCCGAACCAAGAAGATGGGGAAGCAGATGATGCTATTAGTCTTCCAAAGACTGAGGCACCAGTTACTGAACCTGAGGCCAAGTCTGCAGCTACAACCACCGAAACTGTAAACTTTGAAGCCAAGTACAAAGAAGCTATGGCTCCTTTGAAGGCTAATGGCAAGACTATTGAAATTCAGTCTATGGACGAATTGCGACAGCTTGCTTCAATGGGTGCAAACTTCACCCGTAAGATGCAAGACATCGCCCCGCATCGCAAGATTCTTGCTATGCTTGAAAATAACGGTCTACTCGATGAAGCGAAGTTATCTTTCTTTATTGACTTGGACAAAAAGAATCCAGAAGCCCTCAAGAAACTGATCAAAGATTCAGGTGTTGATCCGCTGGATATTGATGTGAGCAGTGAACCCGCTTATCAAGCAGGCAATCACAAGGTGAGTGATACAGAGATTGCGTTTCGTACCGTGTTAGAAGACTTACAGTCCACACCAACAGGTCAAGAAACCATCTCCGTGATTAACTCATCGTGGGATCAAGCCTCTAAAGAAGAGTTGTGGAAAGCTCCAGAGATAATGGCAACGATTCAACAGCAAAGAGAAAATGGTATCTACGATACTATCTCCGCTGAAATCACTCGTCAGGCAATGTTGGGCAAGATTCCTGCGAGTACTCCATTCATTCAGGCTTACTTGACTGTAGGCAATGAATTGCAGACTCGCGGTGCATTTACTAATCTAAATGCACCAAATGGTAAAGGTGTGCAAAATGCGTCTACGCAAACTACTGCTCCTGTGAATGCGCCAGTAGCTACCCGTGTGGTAGTTCCTAAATCGCAAGTAACAAACGGTGCAGCAGCAAATGCAGCAGCCTCTACACGCCAAACCCAAAAACGTGTGTTACCTGTCGTGAATCTTCAAAGTATGAGCGACGATGATTTTCTAAAAAATTGGCAAAATCGCCTTTAAGGATAAAACAAAATGTTGAATTACAACGCCCCTATTTCTGGTTCCAAATCGTCTATTGATGGTGCTGGTTCAGATCAAATGAACTCGTTCTACTGGCTGCGGAAATCTCTGATTGAAGCTCGCCGTGAACAGTACTTCATGCCTTTGGCTTCGGTCACTAACATGCCGAAGAACTTTGGTAAGACCATTAAGGTCTATGAATACGTGCCCATGCTGGATGCTCGCAACGTCAATGACCAAGGTATTGATGCCAATGGTGTGACAATGGTGGTTGGCACTTGGAGTGCTTGGAATGCTGGTGGTACTTTGATTGGTACAGCTTATGCCAACAAAGCTGCAGCAGATGCAGCCGCTGGTGCTGGTGGACAAAGTTCTGCTAACGGAGGTAATTTGTATGGTTCGTCCAAAGACATTGGCACGATCACCAGCAAACTACCTCTGGTTGGTGAGAACGGTGGCCGTGTGAACCGTGTTGGTTTCACTCGTCTGTCTCGTGAAGCTTCGTTGCTGAAGTTTGGCTTCTTCTATGAATTCACACAAGAGTCTATGGACTTCGATAGTGATGACACGCTGAAGGAACACTTGTCGCGTGAGTTGATGAATGGTGCTACCAAGATCACTGAAGATGTTCTGCAAAAAGATTTGCTGGCCTCTGCTGGTGTGATTGTGTACTCTGGTGCTGCCACGTCCAATGCAACTATGGCCGGTGAAGTTATCAGTTCTGCTCCAATCTCGCTTCTGAGCTACAAGAACATCATGCGTATGTCTTCGATTCTCGATGAAAATCGTACACCGAAACAAACGACTGTAATTTCTGGTTCACGTTACATTGACACCAAGGTTATTGGCGCTGGGCGTATTGCCTACATTGGTTCTGAATTGGCTCCTGTCGTGATGGAAATCAAAGACGCATTCAACAACCCTGCTTTCATTGCTGTTCAGCATTACTCTGATGCTGGTACTGTTCTGAATGGTGAGATTGGTTCTGTTGGTCCTTTGCGCTTTGTGCAAGTTCCTGACATGCTCCATTGGGCTGGTGTTGGTGCAACTGTGGTTACTAACCCCGGTTATCGTACTACCACTGTTGGTGGTAATGAGAAGTACGATGTGTTCCCAGTGTTGGTTGTTGGTGATCAGTCTTTCACTACTATTGGTTTCCAAACCGACGGTAAGACTATGAAGTTCACTGTTATGACCAAGATGCCGGGTCGTGAGACTGCTGACCGGAATGACCCTTACGGTGAAACTGGCTTCAGTTCAATCAAGTGGTACTATGGTATTCTGGTTACTCGCCCAGAGCGCATCGGTTTGATGAAATCCGTCGCTCCTATCTAATCTGGTAGATAATAGGAAAGAAGGGGAATACTCCCCTTCTTTCCTTGGTTCAAATAAATAGGTAAACACAATGACTGAAAATGAACAACTCCTTGCAGACTCGGAGAATCAAATTGATGAAGCTACTGATGTGGCTGAAGATGAACTGACTCTGTTGAAAGATCGTGCCAAATTGATGGGCATCAAATTCTCCAATAACATTCACATTGAATCTCTGCGTGAAAAGATTGCAGCAAAAATTGCAGGTGAAGAAATGCCTGCTGATGAACTAGTAAACAAAGTGAATCCTCTGGCTGCTGTCGGTGCTGCTCAAGAAACTCCCCCAGTACGTGAATTGACCATGCGTGAAATTCTGGTCAGAGACCAAATGAAACTGGTGCGTTTGCGTATTCAGAATCTTGATCCAAAGAAGAAAGACCTTCCCGGTGAAGTACTGTGTGTGGCCAATGAATATCTTGGCACTATCAAGAAGTACATTCCCTATGGTGAGGCAAGTGATGATGGTTATCATGTACCGTATTGCATCTTTACGGAATTGGAATCACGTCGCTTCCAGAATGTGCGTACCTACACGGACAAGGCTACTGGCCAAATCCGTATTGAATCGTCTTGGGTACGTGAGTTCTCTTTGGAAGTGCTGCCTCCATTGACCCGAGCCGAACTGACTCAGTTGGCTACTGCACAAGCGGCTGCTGGGAACAAGTAAACTATCACAGCTAATTTTGAATGGCCCTTCAATTGGGCCATTTTTATTTAAGGGGTTGCCATGAGTAATGGTGCAGAAGTCGTAGCAGATGCCGTAATGGATGCCTTGCTGGTTGGGGAAACATTTACCCTACCTAGTGTTAATTTGAACGATCCAGCATTTAACTTCCCTAGTATTGTAGGGAACCCTCTATACGCACAGATTTCAGAACTAACGAACGCAGACTTGACCACACGAACCGTGGGGGGCAGCGGTACATTTGATGCAATCATGGCATCGCAGGCTGTGCATTTGAAAGATGAATTTACTGCTGGGCGTATCACTGGTGCTGAGTACTCCAAGGCATATGTTGCCTTGGCTCAATCTGCATGTGGTCAAGCTATTCAATTTCTTCTAGGCAAAGATCAGGCTTACTGGGCAGCGGTAGTTGCTCAAGGACAGGCAATTACTGCAAAGGTTCAGCTTGAGACAGCTAAAGCACAACTGGCTATTGCTTTGGTTGAAGTGAACAACCAACGTGCTACGTTTGCATTAAACAAGATTCGTCTTGCAAATGAAGACGCTCAGTATGGTATTTCTAAGTACAACTTGGCCAGTACATTGCCTGCACAAACAGCACAAATTGGCGCACAAACAGCACAACTTAATGCACAGGCTGCATTGACTAACAAACAAGCTCTTGTAATTGACGAAGAGATTCTTATCAAGAAGCAACAAGTTCTGGTATCTGTAGCTGAAGTTGCCATTGCTCAAGCCAAGCTGGTGAACATTCCAAAAGAGGGTGCAATGCTGGATGCACAGAAACTGAGTGTAGAAGCAAATACCGATATTGCTGAATATAACTTGTCTAGCCTGCTGCCTGCTCAATTAACTTTGGTAAAAGAACAAGGTGAAGTACAACGTGCACAAACTCTAGATGTGCGTTCTGATGCTATTCCTGTTAGTGGTTCTGTCAAATCCCAAAAGGATTTGTACAGCCAACAGGTTATCAGTTACCAACGTAGTGCTCAACTTAATGCAGCTAAAGTATTTGCTGATGCGTTTACTGCAGAATCTGCGTTGACAGATGGAGCAGGTGGTTCACCTGTTGCCATTAATGCTACTAATGTTTCAGCCGTGCTAACCACTTTGCGAACTGCCAACGGTTTATAAAAAATTAAGCAGAGGATGCTTCATGTGCTTAGAAGATGAAGAGGTAATCTCAGTTGGTTCTTCTGCTTATAACTTAGCAGGGGATGTTGTTAATCGTGCTAATTTCATGAAGAACACCATCCTTAGTACTCTTTTTTCAGGGGCTTCAAAAGGAGGATTAGGCAACGGTATTATTGATGCTCATTTGGCAGGGCCAGCAACGTCTTACACTCGTTTCTTTAAGTGGGCTGAGACTTCTGGATATAACACTCAAGTGGGTAATTTGGGAGGTTTAATTTATAGTTCAAGAAGTTTGTCGCCTGCAGGTTTTAGTTACTTGGTTCCAGCGTTAGCTACTCACGATCAAAGAGCTATAACCTTTTCCATCACTGCTTTGGATTTACATCTGATTGCTCTTGAATGGATTATTAATAACACACCTGCAAACAGGTATTTAACTTTTGCTGCTACGCTTGAGAAGACATCGGGTTTTCTTGGCACATTGACGGGCAACGTTTTGATTACATATACAGGGGGAGCTACAGCAGTATTTACCCCTGCATACAATCTCAATAACAATATGCCGTTTGTGTACCTTTATCATGAACAGCGTCTTCTTTCTGTTCCTGAAATTACTGACACCGGTTGGATAACTCTTGCAGCCCCAGAAACACCACCAGCTAAAGTAGATTTCACAGGCACTCCTACTATTGATGTTGTGACAGGTAGTTTGGATAAAACGATAACAACAGATACTTCATATTCAAACGGGAACCCAACAACTCATGTTGAAACTACTGAACCTGTTGCTTTGTCTTTTGATCATGTTACAGGCACCTATACTAAGATTACATTAATAGACGCTACTGCCTCTATTAAAGGTAAAGAAACTACTTTGGTGCAAGAGGAAGAATCTTTTTACAACATTCAGTACACAACAGAAGTAACTACCAATTCTGTAGTTGATCCACAAACTGTTGCAGTTTCCTTTGGTTCTGAAACTAATAAAAGTATAAATAGTGCGGGTGTGTTTATAACTCTTGGAGGATCAAGCACAACTCTAGCAATCCCCATTTCAGCAGGACAAACACTTGTAGCTAGTCACTCGCCCGGAGCAGGTGGATATAACGGGTTATTTACAACTACAGCAGTTATTCCCGGCTCCCTTGTCACAGGAACAGATATTGCAAGCAGAACGCTTTCATATATGGCAGGTGCAGTGTATGCTTATTTCACGTACCCTACTGCTACAGTTGGATTCACAATAACACGTAGTACCCCTATAACGATAACTACAACAGTTACCACCGTTACTCCAGTTGTTGAAACGTATTGGAAATACAAACAAGTAACTACTGAAATCACCCAAGAAAAGTGGTCGCCTTACTTGTTAAAAATCTATCAAAAGGGTAGTAGCAGTGAGGGAGACTCATTGTTATTCAATACCCCCACCAGCACACAAAAGTTCTTTCCAGTTATTCCATTGCGTAGGGATAACGTAATGGTAGACCTTGCTAATTTTCCAACACAATATGGATGGAACAGGAAAGCCGCTAAGAAGTGTTTTGGCAGTAAGAAAAAATACGATAGCCTCTTGGAATCTCTTGCTGATAATCCCGGCTTGGGTGACATTGATCATGCTTGGGTTGTTTTTGGAGTGTCCTTAAACACCAAGCAGCAAGACGGTCAAAAGTATTTGTATGAATTCTTCAAGAACATTGCTGATACTACCGCCATTGCAGTAGGTACATATAAAAGCCCGACTGCTTATGCAGATGCTTGGGCAACATTTGTGTCTGCAGCACAAGTATCTACTAATGATGAATCAGGCGTAGATATACCTACTAGACCTATTCCTCCAGTAGCTCAGGAATACACAACTACTATAAATTCTTCTGGGGCAGTACAGAACTGGCTTTTTAATATAACCATTACTGCTAAAGGGGGTGGTCAAGTTATTGGTTCCGGGTATCATGCAAAATCTTTAGGTAAGATTGGACATTGCTGGGTATATGCAAAGAGCACAATAACTCTGTCTGTTCCTTCTTACACCAACGATGTTGAGTTATCTTTTATACCCGCAACAACTACAGTCATTGCTTTTGGTAAACAAGTTGCTGCAGATACTTGGGTAGAGTATGAATTTTTTGATTTGGTTCACGTCAATAACGTGTATCAAGGAGTCACCACAACCACGTTGGGAACAACTGCTATTGCTTCTACAGAAGAGAATTCAAGTTTTATCATTCCACTGCATGAGGGTGTATTTACTGAATTAACTTTAATTCGTAGAACACAGCTTAGTTTGGAATGTGCATTTATCGTGGTTAACTACTACAATAAACAAACAATTCCTTGGTATAGCACTGGCTTTTTCCAGATTATTGTTGTTGTCGCCATTATTGTTATCGCCGTTTACACTGGTTATATTGGTCCTGAAGCAGCAGGAGTGCTTGGAACCAATGCAACAGTAGGGGCTACGTTAGGTTTTGTGGGCACTGCAGCTATTGCTGGTGCTATTGCCAATGCTGTAGCTGCAGCCATTGTGTCTGCATTGATTGTCAGAGTTTCAAAGGCTGCTCTGGGTGAAGAAGTAGGCAGGATTGTTGGTCTAATTGCTTCAATGATCACCATCAACTTGATGAGTTCTGGGGATAAAGCCTTTAGCCTTGCTGATTCTTGGACACAGATGACCAAAGCGGATAACTTGATCAAGCTATCCCTGAGTGGCATAAACGAGTATGGTAGCTACCTCCAAGGTAAAGTAGCAGAAATCAGCGCTGAAACACAAGCATTGATGCTTGAAAGTGAAAAATCCCTGAAAGACATTCAGCGTCTTACCCAAGAATTGTTGGGTGACTCTGGCATTAACCCCACAACAATCACTGATGCGATTCGTTATGCAACAGAAAACCCTGAACAGTTCCTAGACAGAACTACAATGACGGGTACTGAGATTGCTGAACTTTCCCTTAAATTTGTGGAAAACTTCCCTGCCCCACAACTGGCACTCCCTTATCTTGATTAAGAAGGATACCTATCATGCTTCCCGATGATTTGACCAATCAACAACCCAACCAAGATGTTGGGTTGAACGGTCTTCTTGCTGGCTTTGGCCAACAGCCTGCTTTCGCTATACCACCAGACATGTTTAAATACTATCTAGGGCGGTTAGGTAGTGGGAACACTTTACCACCAGACCTGTATAAAGACTATCAAGGGCGGTTAGGTAGTGGGAACACTATAGGGCAGAACACTATAGGGCAGAACACTACAGGTTCAGGCTTTGGTTTCAACATGCCTACGCTCGCTCTGGGCCTACAAGGATTGAATTCCCTTGGTTCCTTGTACATGGGTACAAAGTCTTTAGGTTTGGCTAACAAACAGTTTGAGTCTGCACAGAAGTTTGCTACTGCAAACCTTGCGAACCAAACACACGCATACAATGACACTTTGGCACAACGTATTCGACGTGTTGGTTCTGGTGTTGGAACCAGTAAAGAAGAGATGGATGCTGAATATGCACGTCGCAAATTACCAGCTTCCGCTTAATTAAGGAATCATAATGGCTGCATTAACTTGGCGTGATGTTTCTGGTCCTGACTTTCGAGGGGTTCAGACAGGTATTAACAGTGCTGCTGATCTACTTGCTAAAAGTACAACTGGGTTGTCCGGTGCATTGACACAGTTTGGGGATCAACAGACTCTACAACAGTTAGCTCAGTACTCTGATGCACAGAAGTTGCAAGCAGATATTCAGTCTGGTCGTTTCAATACAGCCAATGCTTCTCCTGAAGCATTGGCTACGATTATGGGTCGCCCTGCTAGTTTGATTGAGAACCAAACAAACCAACAACAGGCTGCATATCGTAAAGATTTGAATCCTCTGTTGCTTGCTAATCAAGGTACTCAAAATGATCAAGCGAGTTACGACTTGTATCAAGATAGGGATGCTCAAACCCATCTTGAGAAAGTTACCCGTCCTAATGCCAAGACTGATCGTGAACGTGCTGATGGGGTGTGGGTGCGTAATGAGAAAACCCGGGAACTTTTGGACACTGCACAAGTTGATGTCAACAAGCGTTTGACTGATGGCTCATTGAGTACTGTGAACCAAGCACGAGACTTGCTCAAGTCTGTCAGTGGTGGTCCCAAGGAAGTTACTGCCTTATATACTCAAGCATTGAGTAGCCGCTTCCCAGAACTGACTGCTGCTCCAATTGCACCTCCATTGGCCAGTGGCATTGGTTCCTTTGGTTCAGTACAAGTTCCGGGCACTTCTGTTGGTACTGTTCCGGGTGTTGCTGGTACTGCTTCTACTGGTCTGTCTTTTGATCCTGTTGCTCTTGGTAATGCAATCTATGGACAAGAATCTAGCTCTGGTAAAGCTGACACCACGAAGGTGAATTCTCAGAGTGTCACTGGGCCGATGCAGATTCAGCAAGCTACGTTTGAAGGACTGAAAAAGAATGGTGTCATTCCTGCAACTGCAGATTGGAATAATCCTGCAGACAACAAAGCTGCAGGGTTTGCTCACATTGCTGATCTGGCCAAGAAGTACAAAACACCAGAACAAGTAGCTGCTGTTTATTACAGTGGCCCTGCTGCTGTGAATGCAGATGGCACTATCAATCGTGATCGTCGTAATCCTGAAAGACCAAATGATCCAACTGTGGGTCAGTACATTGATCAGGTGATTGGCCGTGTACCAACTATCCAACAACTGAGTAATTCTGCTGCGAGTTCTGCTACTCTGAATAATATGGCAAAGCTTAGTGCTAATACTCCAGAAGTAGAGCGTTGGCAGGCTGCTACTGCTACACCGGGTAATGGCTCCCTTGCTGATGTTGCCAATGAATTGAAAAAGGGAAGTCTTGCAACTGTTCCCATGAATCGTATTCAGGAGATGTTGGCACAAGTAGCTTCTGCTACCAAGACAACTGGTGATTATCGTTTGGCAGGTGAACTGCTTAAGTCTTCCTTATCTGGTGATTCAACATTCAGGTTTGGTTTTGGCACTGATACTTTTGGTTTCAATCCAGATTTCAATGATAAGTTACTCAAAGAGAACATTGATAAGTACAACAAACGCTCAACAACAACTGATGCAATTCAAGCTGGTCGTTCCTTGGATCAAGGTACTGCTGCTCTGGCTGAGACTCAGAAACAAGTTGAGGCTCTTAAGGCATACCGTGATGCCAAGAAGATTGAACTTGCCAAGGGTGTATATGGTGTCACTCAAGATGATGTGACCAAAGCTGATGTTGCTTTGAATCAAGCATCGAGTACTGCTCAACAGATTCAATTGCAAATTGATAGCTTCCGTCCCAAGACGGAGAGTGAAACAACGCCACCTGCTGCCAAATCAACAAAGGATGCTCCGACAAATGTTTCTGCTCCTATCGCTGCTTCATTGATTGCTGCGGCTGATAAGGTTAAAGCTCCTTTACGCAGTACGGACGGTGGTAAAACTTGGTCATTAGACATTGATAAAACTATTCGTAATCCTTCGGTTAGTTACTATCAACCTATTGAAAACCCTGTTTATACAAAATTGAAAGGTAAGACTTTCAAGTCTCGGGCAGAAGCTGAAAAAGCATATAGAGATGCTCTAAAGTCATAAGGCTTCTTGCTATACTTACATCTAATAAACCAATGTAGGAATATCCTGTGAATGACGTTCTCAATGAAATATTGGCCAATGCTGTCGCCCAGAACCAACAAAGAAACATCGCACAGCCTCCTACATTGAGTGTTATTAAGCAGGCTCAAGTAGCACAAGTTAGTGCTAACAAGATTGCAAACATGGGTGGTGCAGTTCCTACTGCACAACAGATGTATGCTCCTTTGGTGGGTGTGGAGACTGGTGCAGGTGCAGCAAGTGCTGATCCAATGGAAACAGACATTCGTACTATGGGTACGTCTGATCTGGAACGTAAGTATGGGTATGGCACTGCTGCTCAGATGATTGCTAACCGTGCTACGGCTAACAATTCGATCTTTGCTGACCAAACACAGCAACGTGATTGGAATCAAACTGCTGCTGATCTGATCAGTGGTGTTGGTCTTGGTGCTGTCAATTCCATTGGTGGAATTGGTGCAATGGGTCTTGGTATGGTCAACGCAGATGCTGGCCAAGCTGCTGCTACCAAGTTGGAAGACTTTGGTAACTTCGTTCACGGTACTCAATCACTTGCAGTCCAACAACGCCGTAAAGTATTGGCTGCTGCTGATCAGATGGACAAGCGTGACAATGACCTCCAGTATGAGAAGGACAAAGCTGCTGGCAAGGGAATCACTGCTGACTTGGCTCGTTTTGGTCGTGGTTTTGTAGATGGTATTGCCAATGCTGCTGCTGATCCAATCACTCTTTCTGATGGAATTGCTGAAGGTTCTGGCTCATTTTTGGCCTTGGCTCCTGTCAGTCGTGCTGCTAATGCAGCCAAACTTTTGAAAGCTGCTGCTGCTAAAGATGCAGCCATTGTTGCGGGTAAATCTGCTGATGAAGCTGCTGTCATTGCTAAAGGAATCATGGCCAAAGATGGTATGGCTATTCCTGCTGCCATTGGTGCAATGGAAGCTGGTGGTGCATATCAAGGTACTGTGGCTGAAATCGGCAATATGACCCATGAGCAATTGCTTGCTGGTTCACCTGACTATGCCAAGATGATTGCTGCTGGTGTATCACCAGAAGAAGCACGCACCTCTGTAGCTAACAAAGCTGGTCTACTTGCTGCTGCCATTACTGCACCACTTGCTATGGCTGCTGGTTCACTAGTCAAAGGCTTTGAAGGTAATCCATTGAAGATGGGTGCTAACAAAGTTGCTGCTATGAACATGGGCAAAGAGACTATTGAAGAAAGTTCGCAGGGTATTACTGGTGCCTTTGCTTCCAATCTTGGCATTCAAACATTCGCAGATAGCAACAAGTCTCTGTCTGAGAATGTGGGTGAACAAGGTGGTCGTGGTGCTCTGTATGGTCTGGGTACTGCTGGTGTTATGGCTGCACCTAGTGTTCTTGGTTCAGCTGTTAAGAGTACTGCTGGTTCTGCTCTTGATCTTGTTATAAATCGTGCTGATGCTTATCTTGCAAAGAATGAAGCTGATTCCCCCGCTTCCATCAACCGTGTAGTTGAACAGTCTGATGAGTTCATTCAGAATGCACCGGGATTACTTGCAGATTTTCAAAGTAAACTTGCTCCTGCTGCTACTGATACTCCTGAAGTTGCTGCAACTAAAGCTACCCTAGCAGCAGATATACCTGCATTTCTCAAAGGTCTGCAACTCAATGAACAAGATTTAGCAGCCCCTGAGTTACAAGCTGCTTTGCCTGTTATTGGTGAACAGAAAACTCGTATTGGTGCTATTCGTGCCTTGGCTGAACATCTGAAAGATGCAACAGTAGATGATATTTCTTTTGAAAAGACCAGAGCGTTAATGTCTCTGCTTGATTCAACAGAAGCTGCTCTATCAAAGCTTAATGGTGTTGATACTGATTTATTGGGTGATCCTGAGATCACTGACTTTGTAAATATTATCAATAGTACTTTTGGTGCTGTGGCAAGTTCACCAGAAGTAATGGCTCATTACGCTGCAACTCAGAAGCGTCTACAGAGTGCAGAAGCACAGGCTATTCTGAATAATCCTGTGCAAACACCTGAAACTGCGCAGATTGTTATTCTGGATGCTCAAACAGCTCTTACTACAGGTAAGCCTATTCAAGCTAGTTCTAAAGCTATAGGTACTTCTCTTAAGATGGCGAAGGATGGGAGAATTACTCTTACCCTTGCTCAAAGAGAAGCATTATTAGCTGCACAGGCATTGATTGAATCTGCTCAAGTCTATGATGCTGAACTGACAGCTTCAGGTATTGCAAGTCCTGCTGGTGTCTCTCGTGTACGTGATATTGTTGGTTCCCAAATCAAGACCAGTGATAGTGTTGAGCGCGATGTTGATGGCCAACGCTCTGCTATGCAACACGTAACTAGAATACGTGACTTGGTGAACAAAGGTGACATTGCTGGTGCAGGTACTGCCTTGGAGATGTTTGGTCTATTCATTGATGGGCAGAACAATAAGGTAGCAGGTGTCAATAATCACTTTAATGCAGGTGAGGGTGCTCCCCGTCAACAGGTACAGGTGCTATCACCCAAAGCTGGGTACAAGATGGCAGCATCCAAGACTCTATATGGTGTTGAACCTAAGAGCACAGGGTCTTTAAATTTTGTCAAGAAGCTCGCTGCTGAAGCTGAGTTTCTCGTTGGTGTGTACAACGGGTTGGCTATTGCCTACCCTAGTTTGTTGGGCCAAGCACGTACTGCTGTGAAATTGCAGGATGGCTTGCAGGGTACTTCTGCTGTTGTAGCTGCTGAATTCACCAATGGTAAACGTGGCTACCCACAACAACAGAAGCTGACACTATCTCCTGCCACGACTACGCCTGCTGCACCTGTAGTTAAAGGCAAGAAGGAACGTCTAACTACTGAAGAGCGTCCAAACAATCTGGCTCAGATTAATGCTGAGTTAGAACTTCGTAAAAGTCCACCAACCCCGGAGACAACAAGTGTCACTCAAACCCCTGAAGCCATCCAAGCAGAATCGAACCAAGCGGCCCAAGAAGGAAGCACAGCAACAGTTGCCGAAACAACCCCTACCAAAGCAACTGGAACTACCGTTCAGTCGGTAGATACTACTGAACTGACTGCCACTCCTGCTGAGTATGGTGAGGCTGTCCGTGTGCAAGAATCATCTGATGAGAGTGATTTGGATAATGCTCCAGAACGTATTCTTCAGTTGGTTCAAGCTCTGAATGATGGTGTGAAGATTAATGTAGTGCCTGCAGCACAAGTTGCCGTAATTCCTGCTGCACCAGATGTAGTACAGGAACCAAGGACAGAAGCACAACAAAAGCAGATCATCAAACTTCAAAAAGAAATTGAAATTTACGATGCTTTCATGAAATGTTTGAAGGGCAAGTGAAATGAAAAAAGATAATCTTGATGATGATCTGGATAATGGCCCTAGCCTTGCTGAAGTAATGCAACAAAAGCAAACTTCTGATCTGATGCAAAAACTTATGGAAGCATTAAGCAAACCACAAGCAGTGCCTCAGATTACAATGCCTACGTTAGAAGTTCCAGCACCTATTGTTCATGTACAAGCTGCACAACCAAGTCAACAAGTGTTAGCTTGGACTTTCACATTTGAACGTAACAGTGATGGTACTATACGTTCTATCTACGCAGAAGCCACTTAGGAAACATCATGTCCCTCTCAAATGCTACCGAAAATCAAATTCTCAAAAGCCAGTTGCAAGGTATAGACCCTGCTTATCGTGCTGACCCTACGCAATATGCTGCGTTGGTGTCGTTGCAGAATCCAGATGAAGCTGCACCAATTGCTGCTGAACTCACTTACACAGGATATGCCCGTATTCCGATTACTAAAGCAACTGCATGGACGGACAATGGTAGTTCTTTTAATAATGCTGTGCAGTTCCTATTTGGTAAACGCACTGACGCAGGTGCAACTCAACAAGCTAAAGCTATGGTGATTGTTGACACTGCTTCTGGTCCTATTTCACAGGGCATCATTGCAGCACTAGCAGATACGTTGGATATTAATCTTAACATCCAGCCTATTTTTGCTCCAAATGATGTGACAATTTCTTGCGAGTAATTATTTCATGACTGTCTATGGGTCGAAAGAGATACTCGACGCAGATCGTGATGGATTTACATTTTTCAGTGGCTGGAGAAAACAGCCTACGCAAACTACTGCGGCTGGAATATGGTTTGATCTTAGTATGTCACCGGGTAATCCAACTCCCAATTATTTTATTGGTTCACCCGGTGTATTTACTCCGTTGCGTCAAAGCACTGATGGTGGTGTTCCGCATGGTGGAAATGTATCACCTAAGACTAAATTGCTGCGTATCTTTGAAATTCAATCAGCTAACGTAGCTCCACTGTCAGTTAAGATTCTGGATTATCTTGGTTTTTACCCATTTCTTGATGAGTCAATAACTGATGAGCAGTTCATGACCAACAATGTGGCAGTACCTCGCTACCCTGATGGTGTTGGTGTAATGATGATGCCTGTGGTTGTAGCTGGTCAGATTGGTGGTGGTACATTCTTTGTACGCTACACTAACCAGAATGGTGTATCTGGCAGGCAAACCCCACAGCATGTTATGGGGGCACAAGCAGTTAATGGCACTATTATTACCAGTGGTGGTGCAGTTAAAAACTCCCGTGCTCCATTCATGGCATTACAGGAAGGTGATACTGGGGTTAGACAAATAGATAGTGTCGTATTTGAAGGTGTTGGTGATATTGGTCTTATCTCTATTGCACTGGTCAAGGTGATTGCTGAGAGCTACATTAGAGATGTAACGGCACCACATGAGCGTGATTTCTCTATGGATCAAGGCAGCTTACCAATCATCAAAGATGATGCTTATCTCAACCTCGTTTGCCTACCTAATGGCTCACTTTCTGGTGCTCAAATTTTGGGCTACATAAAAACTCTCTGGGTATAAATCATGTCAATTAATTCAAAAGACGATCTGGACGCAGCACTTGCAGCAGGGCAAACATGGATTGAATCCTCTAGTAAAAACTTGCACTCTGTCACCGCACAAGCCGCAGGTATTTGGTATGACTTGAGTAAAGGTGCTGGCATGTTGTCATGGGATGCGCTCATTGGCTCTGGCACTAATCTTACATTTCAGCCCGTCAGCGACAGTACTACGACTACGGCAGTGTCTGGTGCTCTGGGTGGCAGTATTTCTGGCACCACATTTACTGACACCACACATGGTTCTGGACGGTTCACTATTGGTATGCAATTAACTGGTACTGGCGTTACTGCCAATACCTACATTACTGCATTGGGAACAGGCACAGGTCGTAACAACGGTGGCACTTATACGGTCAACAACTCACAGACCGTCACAGCACAGACTATTACCGGAACAGCTACTGCCAATTTCATCAAGCATGGTGGCAATGTGTCCCCTGCAGTTAAGCAGTTACTCAATGCTTCAGTGGTATCCGCTGCTGCAACATCGGCACCCACGTTCTTTCAATTGGTAGACATCATCGGATTTATTCCAGTTGATACTGTCACTGTTGCTACGGCTCAGACCATCCTTGGCTCACAAGCCTACCCACGCTACGCTGATGGTAAAGGTGTCAAAGCGTACATCACTCCAGTTGTGGTCATGGGGGCAGGCACCCCGACGCTGCAACTCAACTACACCAACCCATCGTCTGTCTCGGGACGCTTGACTCCACCATTCCCATCATTGCCTATTGCTAATGCAACAGCACCTGTTGGGCAGATTCTGTACTCTGGTACTGGCGCTGGAAAGTATGGTCCCGGTATGCCACTGGCTGCTGGTGATAATGGTATTTTGAGTATCCAGACAATTCAGCAATCTGCCACTATGACTTCTGGCGTGTACGCCATTGTGTTGTATAAAGAGATTGGTCTGCCTGTACCTCTAACAACAATTGCTGTACCGGGAGAACGGGACTTTTTCAATCAGCTACCAAGTATGCCAATTATTCCTGATGGTGCATGTCTCAGTTGGTTGCAATTGGCTGGAGCAATACATCCAGTGAACACTCCATACAATTTCACGCTTCAAACTGTTTGGAAGAACTAAATGGCGCTGCTTGGCAACATCTCTTTGTTGCATAAATCTCCTGCTAAATACACTACAGGTACGGTAGGATTTAATGACCGTGCCAATTGGAACAAGCCGGGGATGATGCGTAACCGAGGCAACCTCACGTTGTCTACGTTATGGAAATACGATGCTGTGCCTAGTGGACAAATGGCAGGGCGAGCATTTCTTGCACCACAAAAAGCAGGGCGAATGGTTACACGCTCTGCGTTTAACATCAATGGTAGTGCAATAGGTGCGTTAGGAAAACCCGGTTCTGCCAGTGCTAATTTTGCTATTACTGGTAATGCAATTGGTGGTCTTATTGCTGGTGGCGTTGCCAATTGTGTTATCACTATATCGGGCAACGCAGTCATTGCAGGTTTAGCCTCCGGTAATGCCAATGGAACTATTAGTATCACGGGTAATGCAGTAGCAGGTGCTACAGCTTGGGGTGTAGCCAATGGTGCGTTTAATGTTTCTGGTTCTGTTGTTGGTTACGGATTAGCTTATGGAAATGCTAGTACTGTAGATAACAGTGTGATGACTCCAGCAACAATAACAGCCGCTGTATGGAATGCAGTATCAGCAGACTACGCAGCAGCAGGTTCTATGGGAGCCAAGCTTAATAGTGCAGCATCAGGTGGTGTGGATTACACAGCATTAGGTGCTGCAGTATGGGCAAGTGTTTCACGTACATTGACTGCAGGAACTCCACCAGATACAGAAGCTATTGCAGCAGCCGTACTAGATGCTCTGAACACCACAGCTATTCCAGTCAACACAGTAAAGATGAATGGTGCGACGATACTTGGAGATGGTTCAAGCACTAATCTTTGGAGAGGCGAGTGATGCAAGGTTTTGCTGCAAGTTCTTTTGCAGTAACAGCATTCAGTGTTGCAGCTTTTGCACTTAGTCCTGTAGATGTTCCTGTCCCAGAACCAGTAGCAAAAGTTCAGCACTCTTCCACCACGAGTGAAGCTTCTTTGCGTATCAAAACTTTACGTAAAGAACGTGATCGTTTAGCAGAGCTTAAGACACTACACTTACACCAAGACGATCAACTTGCTACAGAGCTTATCGTGGCATTAGTTACAAAAGGATTCTTCAATGTCTGTTAACAAAGCTACTGGCTGTGCTGTTGCTCATTCTATGAGTAATAAGCGTTTTGCCTTCATTCAAAATAAGGCAAAAACTCTGTTCAATAAAACAGAAGATACTCTGTTGAACTCTGACTTTTATAAAGCTGCAGAAGCATTAATGGCAGAAGCACAAGATAAACTTGATACTTTGCTGAAGACACCAGAGCAAGTTGCTCCTGTAATCACTCCAACAATTGTGCCGAATGCTCCTAGTGTTACTGGTCAAGCAATTGTTGCTGCATCAACTACAGTTACTCCACCTGCTGCACCAAAGACAGTGGCTGAAGCCTACCCTACTTTGATCAGCAATGATCGTGGTGTGACTTCGTTGGACAAGGCTTTCAGTCTACGTAAGATTGCCTCTCGTTTCCTTGGTTCGGTATCCCCTGCTGCACTGGTTGAGTCTGTGCTGACTTCAACAGAAGCATTGGTGGACTTCCTTGGTAAAGACACAACCAAGCGTTCATTGACACCTGAAGTTGCTGCTTACTATGGTGAACGTGTGCCTGCAATGGTGGGTGAGTTGGTCAAGCGTATGAACGCTTCCATGAATGCAGCCATTGACATTGTTCCTAAAAATGGACTCACGCTGCGTATTCTGTTGGGTACTGGTATTCCAGTCCATGATTATCTCCGTGGTAAAGCATTAAATATTTTGGAGTCTGATGGTAATACCAAGCATGAACAAAATTTAAAGCTTGTGCAAAAAGCCCTTGTTGCTCATTTCAAAGACAAGCCTATAGTTATTGCTGAGTCTGCTGGTAAAAATGCTGAAGGTAAAGACCTGTACAAGCATAATCATAAGCTCATTGAATCTATTGTTCAAAATCATTTAATTGGTTTAGGTGAAAAACCTACACAAGCTTTTGTTAAAGAAGCAATCAATGATTACATCAACGGTGCAAACTACGTTTACAACCAAGAGCTTGTAGAAGCTGCTGTTCTTGGTTCCTTGAATTGGTTCCAGACTGCAACCAATGCTGGTGTGATTCGTGAAGAAAGTGATATTGCTGCATTGCTTGGTATCAACGAGGAAGACGTGTCTCCTGCGATGCTGGCTGCATTCAACAGTGGTGATCAACTGACTATGTGGGATGTGATTCCACGTATGGCAGCAAACATTACTGAGTTCTGGGGCATGAAAGCCAATGCTGATTTTTCTCAATCAGCAACAGTGGGTATTCCTCAAGCAGTGGCTACTGAAGTGCTGACTGCAATGATTGAAATGGGTCTGGTCGAGTACAACAAGATTCGTCCTGAAGGTGCCACCCAAGACTTGAATGTGTTCACCTTGGATCATGAGCAATTGGGTACTGGCTATGAAGCTTACCCAACATTCTTGGCTGAGATGGCTAACTCTGAGATTGTGGAACCAATGTACTTTGGTGATGCAACTGTGCCTGTGGCCAAGACACAAATGAACAATGCTGATGTGGCATTGACTGCTGACCAGACCAAAGCAATTGAGCAAGAACAGAAGACTCCGTTCTACTTGAACCAACCAATGCTGGACTTGTACAAGCAGCTTGGTCTGGATAGTCTGCTTGAAATCTTTGGTGCTGGTGTACTGACTGCTGAAGACAAGAAGCTTTACAACAAGACTCACCTTGAGACAGTGGAAGGTAAGAATCTTTCTATCCAATCTGCATTTGAGTCATTGTTTGGCCGTGTTAAAGAGATGCAGAACATTGCTGATGCAAGTGGTATAGCTCTGAACAAGGTTCAAGCACGCTTCGCTTATGGCATGAGCCGTGTTGGTCGTATGCAGATGTTGGGTAAGCAAAGTCCCCAAGCATCCAAGTTGGTTCGTGAAGCATTAATACCCAATGCAGC